ATGGTACTTGCTAATTTTACATATTTAAATAAAGTACAAATTCACATTAAGTACGAAGAAGATACTTATTACCTTACAACTGAACATGCTTATATGATCAATGAATACAAATTTAACAACATTAAAGATTTACATAATGCTTTAGATAATATTAAGTACTATTACTTACAAGAATATATGGAAGAAAATGAAGAAAATCCAGAAGAACATCCTTCACATGAGCAAATGGAAAAATTGTTAGAAACTTTAATCTAATTGCAGGAGCGGGTCTCCATCCTGCTTACGGAGCGGTTCATATCCGCTCCAATTAATAAAAAAATTCTATATTTTTTATTAAGAAAAAGCAGGAAACGAATAATAAATGTTTAACTACAGACTCACAAAACGGAAAGATTAAAAGGAGGGGATTTAAAATGCCAAAATATTATCCTAACCGATTCACGGGGGAATTACTAGAAGCCTCTAAAGTATGGGCAAAAAACAAAACCAAATTAAGAGAAGAGGGTTATATAACAGATTTCTTTAAGCCTAATTGCTACAATGGACAAGATTACTACATCTTACGAAAAGAAGAAAATGGAGAATATCAATTTACAAAAGTTAGCCGTTTCGGAACAAAAAATAAACTACAGTTACTTCTTTTAACAGGCTGGGAAATCATCAAAGAGCCAGAACCAAAACTTAGAGAAGCAAAATAAAACACAAAAGATAAACACACTCCGACAGACAGGTAACGAAAGACAGAGCGTGCTGAAAAGCACAGAAAGGAGGGTGTTTAAAAATGTTAAAGCCAGAATATATTACGATCGTTGATTGTGGAGAAGATAATCAAGGAATTCCTTTTTGCAATTCACTATTTCAAGTTATTTCTTTCGTAGATAAAGAACAACTTGAAGTAACAACTATTGTTATCCGTGATAATATTAAATATCCAGTTTTCTACGATATTGACGACTTTTTAAGTATTTTTGTTTTTCAAATTTTACACAAGGAATGGATTAATAAAAGCAGAAATAAACCATCTCAGAAGAAATATCAAGAGTACATTCAATTTAAAGAACGTATGATTAACCATTATATCTATTTATTTGCTATTCTCTATGACTTAATGAAAGCGGAAGGCTGGCCAGAGGAACAAATTAAAAAATACAGCCCGCGCGCTTATAAATACTTAATGGAATATTTAAATAATTAAATTGTTATGAAAACAAGGAGGAATAAAACACAGATAAAAATACATAACTACAATACCGATTACACTCCTGATCCTTGTTGTTTAAGGAAAAGGAGGTCGATATGAAATGGTATTTTTAAAAGTTACTTCTAATAATGTAAATTATACTTCACGTGAATACATAGATGCTCTTATTGCAGCGAAAAGAAAAGAGCAACAAAATATTTGGGACGAGGAAGAAGAAAAAGCCATTCAAGAAACTAAAACAAATAATAATAATAATAATAATAATAATAATAAGCCTGAAAAGGCTAATACTAATAATATAAAAGAGGAAAAAGTAAGTAAATATATCGCTCCATTTATTATTAAAAACAAAAATGGAGATGAATATGTACATAGAGGATTACTCGCAGAGTACCTAATCGAAAATGTTCCTGCCATATATGCAACTGGACAACTTTACATCTACGAAGATGGAGTATATCGTCCTGCAAAAGAAAATGAGGAAAAAGGAATTATTAAAAAATTGATAACTCCTCAGTTCTCAAACATGGCGCTCATTAACGATGTAGCACAACAATGGATAATTGACGAACGTGTTAATAAGTTCCCACACCAACTAAATCCAGATCCATACAAATTAAATCTACTAAACGGAATACTAAACTTAAAAACAATGGAACTAGAAGAACATACCCCAAACTACTATTCCACAATACAAATTAAAGCAAATTACAACAAAAATGCAAAGGGAGAACACTTCAAGAAATTCTTAGATAGTTCTGTACCTGATAAAAAAATTCAAATGTTGCTGCAAGAGATTGTTGGATATAGTCTTACTACTCTTACAGATTCTAAAAAGATGATATTTATTTTAGACGGTCCAAGTGATACGGGTAAATCGACTTTCATCACAGCAACATTGGAGAATTTATTAACCGACAATGCTAAATCCCACGTAGAATTACAAGAATTAAGCGACAACGAATACAAGCAAGCAGAACTGTTCGAAAAAGTAGTAAACATTTATGCCGACCTTCCTGCAAAGGGAATTCAGGATATAGGATACATAAAAGCCGCTACAGGTGGCGATAAAATTACAGCACGTCGAATTTACGGACATCCATTTAGTTTTTACAACAAGGCTAAGTTTGTGTTTTCTACAAATGGACTACCTGCGAATTACAGCAAGGATACGTCTGACGCATTCTACAACCGTCTAATCATCATTCCGTTCAACCAAGTACCTAAGCAAAAGGATGTAACATTAAAAGAAAAATTAGCAAACGAAAAAGACTTCATCTTCATGTGGGCTTTGGAAGGATTACTACGTCTAATTAAAAACGGCTTTAAATTTACAGAAACAGAAACAACAGAGCAACTACTGCAAGAATATAAGCAAGAAAACAACCCTGTTATGCGCTTCGTAAATGAATGCTGCGAACTAGGTGATTATACTATTCCACGTGCTACTTTATATACTCACTACGAAAATTTCTGCGAACAAAACAACTATAAAAAACTTAGTGCGATTAAGTTCAATAAAGAACTAGAAAAAGCATATCCACAAATCACAAGAAAACAACTAAACGACGCGAGAAGAACAAAGGCTTGGTACGGAATTCGTTGCCTAGATTTTACGGAATTCTAATCATTAAAGCGGGAAACTTGTCCCGCTTTTTTTATTTTTCCTAAACAACAATATGAACCGACTTTTATTCTCCATGAACCGAGTTTGAACCGACTTATGAACCGATTTTATCCTAGAGCCACAAGGGATGAGCCGACTGAACCGACTTTTTCTAAAAGTTTTTAAACAGCAATACTAGTTTTTATAGAGTATACCAATGTCTTTTTATTGTTTAGGGAAAAAGTTTTACAGAAAATCGGTTCACTCGGTTCAAAGCCCGTCAAATCAAGGTTTTTTTGGTTCACAACTCGGTTCAGAGTCGGTTCATGTGTTTTTAAAACTCGGTTCATGTTAATTTTCTTTTTGTAAAAAACAAGGGAATGTATGTTCTGTGTTTAAAAATATAGTTGTAAATACTTTACAAAAGAAAGGAATGTTGTGCTTATGTTAGAGAAGAAAAAACAAAAGAGATTAGACTTTGTTAAATACCTAAATGACGATTATACTATCGTTATTGCCCGACATCCAAGATTCCATTGGATGTCGCATACGGAAAGTAATTATGTATATTTCTTGTATATTACTCGAACTCAAAACCGGTTCATCGATGAAAAGACAGCAGCGGTAGCAAGATACAACATTCTGTGCTTTCAACAAATTTATTCTTCTTACAGTTGCTTGATGAAATCGCTTTATGCCGTTATTTCCGAATATCTACTTGATGCGAATAAAATTTTAGAGGTTTTTTTGCTATGCGAAAAACTACGGGAACAATATGGAGAACAGCAAGTATTACGAGACTAATTATAAAAAACAGCAGGGATTTATTCCTTGCTGTTTTTATTTTTTAAAAAAAACTTAATTTTCCATAAAGAAAAAAGCAGGAATTGGTTAATTAATATATAACTGTAGTAATAACTTCTCCATTTCCCTGACAGATACGGTTTATTACGAAAGACAGCACAGGCATTTATAAATGCCGTATCCATATGTGGGGAAAGGAGTGATATATATGGGATACTTAAAAGAAAACAATGTAAATTATTTAATTCCTACTACCGAGAAGTGGCTTTCTTTTGAAAATTTATTAAAAGAAGGTTATACAAAAGAACAACTTAATCGTGCATATTCTTTATTCTGTGCTCATAAAGAGACTTATAGAAAAATGTATTATACATTTGGTTTTGAGGCTTGCCTCCGTGACATATTGGAAAGGGGGCGAGTTTAATGTCTTACATTTACAATAAATTAGACTTTAATGAACTCGCTGATTTAACCTTTTTGGATAAAAAAGGGGAATTACATATTAAATGTTTTTGTTATAACGAAGAAAACGAAAAAATAGGTGTTATTGTTCAACAGGTATTAAAAAATAATACTACAAAAGAATATTATTTAACTAATTTACAATATGCCAATTTAAAAAATGATTTTTATATAGACGATCTTCCACAAGCAGCGACATTATTAGAGCAACATTATCCGTTTTATTATCGTTTTAATAGAATTAATGGATTGTTTATGTTTACTTTCTTTGATCATGATGGAAACTTCTTATTACACGTAGATTGTACAGAGGAAGAGAAGAATTATTTAATTGGACATTTACTTTAATAATTAATTACAGTATTTACTTCACAGCAACCATACGGGCAGGAAAAAAATCCTGCTTAATGGTTGCTTTTCATTTACCAAAGACAGATTGCCTCCATACGAATGACAGCACTTGCGACTGCAAGGCCATGTAGCCGTTTATCGGCTTTCGGAAAATGGAGGTGATTGTATGGCAGATATGTTTGGTAATATTCAGTTTCGTTCAGACGAAAACGAAACCGAAAGATTATGGAGATTATTCGCAGAAGAACTTAAACAAGAGCAAGAAGGTTTTAGTTATATTAAAGGAACCTCTCAGGATTCCAATAATGGATATAAGCAACATAAGGATGCAAGGGATTCTAAATTTGATTTTGTTTTTCACTTTAAAGATTGGGATACTCAAGTTTACGAGAATATTCCTTCCTTTAAACTAGGGGAATTTACAGGAAAATTAAAAGAATGGAAATGGGATTATAATTTTATTCTTAATATAGAAGTTAAACGGGTAGGTATGGGTAATCAATACAGTGTTATGCCTAAACGCTTTATTCAAGCCTTTAATATACCGTTTTATGATAAAGACAATTGGCTGATCGTAGATTTTAGCAATGTATTAAAAATAAGTAATTTTGGTGGGATTATACATATAGAGGAGCGAAATGAGAAGACTGTCCATCATATTTTTCATCAGGAAGATATTCTTAAAGCCTGTATTGGCTATTATGTAATGGACTGGGAAGGAGATCCGACAAAGGTCGGTGGTGGGGGATATAAAGCAAAGACTTTACTTAATAAAAAATACTCCGTTAAGTTCTCTAGTTTTGAAAGTGTTAAAGATTATATCCGTAGTATGGCCGATTATTACCTTACGGTACAAAAAGAACAGAATAGACAGTTATTTTACAAGAATTTGCTTAATAAAGAAACACAAATACTTCCTTATTCAGAAAGTAAACTAAAAAATGCCAAAATTAAGCCTTTCATATTTGAGAATGGAGAGGTAAAAGAAATAGGTAAAGAGTTCATCTCATGTAAAGAGGTGATCTCTAATGGCTAAAAATAAATATAATGCTAGAAAAGTAGTCGTAGATGGGATTACTTTCGATTCTAAAATAGAAGCACAATATTATCTTTATTTAAAAGAACTGAAAGAGAAGGGCGAAGTTCTAGAATTTCAACTTCAGCCTCAATATCTTCTACAAGGAGAATACATAAATTCAGAAGGAAAGAAGATAAGACCAATATATTATATCGCTGATTTTCTTGTTACATATAAAGACGGAACACAAGAGGTTATAGATATAAAGGGGAAACCTACACCGGAAGCAAAATTGAAAAAGAAACTGTTTGAGTATAAATATAAAATCCCGCTTCTCTGGATTGTCTATGTAGCCAAGCGAGGAGGTTGGCTTCTATACGAGGAAAATGAAAGACTGAAACGGGAAGAAAAGAAAGCCAAGAAGCAAGAAGACTGATATTGATAATGTAGTAGTACTTATAGAGTTTAAAGCGAAAGAAGAGTTGGATAGTTAATATCCGCTCTTTTTTATTTATTTTTTTTGGTCCTGTTTACTTTTGGTATGTGTGTTATAATAGTTATACCAAAAGAAAAAAACGGTAAATATGTAAATAAAAGGAGGTAATAAAATGACATATGGAATTTTGACAGATAAAAGGCAAAAGAAAATTGTCACAGTATACTTTATTGTATATACTTTATTAACCGCCTTGGCTTTTTACCCACTTTATGTTATGCATGTAAATGCAAACAGCAGTTTCTGGATTTATTTATTCTCATTCATGCTTATAGCAACGGCTGGTGCAATCATCTTCAAAAGGATGTATTATGGAACGTATTATATATTAACAACCGGAACAGAAAAAGATGGTATTTCAGTTGGTTGGATTATCGCAATTTTTCATGTGCAGTTATTTATTTCTTTGGTTTCCTGTTATGTTCTTTACAATGTGTTTCATTCTCTTAGTTTGGCTGTTGTGTATTCTATCTTTTTCTTTGTGGGCGGTTTTAATTGGAACCTGTGCCACGGGCAGATGTATGCAATCGATACAGAACTATGGGAAAAAGGATATTTACCTAAAATTGTAGTAAAAAAATATAAAAAAAAGCAGGGAATTGATAATTAATGTTTAATTAAATAAGTGCAACGATCAACGATTAACAACGCTTTAATATTTTTAAACACCTTTTAAAATATATATGAACGGGTTTAGAGTAGTCCATCACAGTTAATGTGCTGTTTTGGACTACTCTTTTTATTTATAATTAAAAATATTGTTAATTTTTGTAAACAAAAAACAAGGAAAAGCCTTGTTGCTGTTTAAATGACAGGTAGATAGGTAAGGAAAAGGAGGCGATGTCGCATGAAAATATATGATAAACTTCTGTCTAATTTAAAAGAAGAGTTTAATAAAAATAATAACTTTTTTTCTAATTCGTTTGATGATGGCTTTGTTAAAAAACTAACAGATGGTGTCCCAGCGAAGAAATTAACCATGAAGGAATTGATGGAAAATTATAAAAAGAAACTTCCATCTCAACCCGCTAGAATGAGTGAAGAATTAAATGATTATTATTCATTTTTAGATAGTTCCTTAAAGAAATTTATTGTTGAACATAATCTTCAGGAGTACAAATTTTTAGATATGGTTATTAAAAGTAGTTTTCATGAATTGAGCGATTTAGAAGTTAAACTATTAAAACATGATATTGTGGAAAGAAGAAATCTAGATTTTCAGAAAGTCGATGTTTTTACAATAGAAATTGCTGTAATAATGCTTACTACACATTATCATTATTTTATGTTTTTGTGTTCTAACAAAGAAGATAAATTACCAATTAACAATATTAAAGAATATCTGAATGGGAGGTTATAGCAGAAAAGGAGGTAGATATCATGAAATTAACACGTGAGGAGGCTTGGGATTATGTTTTAGAATATCAAAATTTAATTTGGGCTAAAATATGGAATTACAATATTTACAATAAAGAAGATGTTTTTCAGGAAGCATTGATTGAACTACATAAAAGGATACAAAAACACGGAATAGAGAATATTTCTTCTCAGGTTCGTTCTGCTGTGGTTGACAGTATAAAAAAACAAAAGAATAACTCAATGGACTTAAATAGACTTAAAGAAAGTGGGGTGTTAGCATGTTAAACACCCTTACCCCTGAAGAAAAAGAAAGAGAGCAAAGGATAATAATTAAAAGATTAATCGAGCATTATAACTTGTTTTATCAACTTATTAGTTTTCCAGAGGATATAATTCCTAAAGTCGATCTCGATATGGCCATCAATAGTTTAGATGACTTGGAACGAAAAATCATTATTCTTACTTGCCTAGAGGGATATACATACAGACAAGTTGAAAATATATTGGGTATTCCTAGAACAACTATTGGGGACTTGAAGAAACAAGCAATAGATAAAATAGTAAAAAAATGTATGGAAATATAACTTTTTTCGGACAAAAGGAGGTGTGAAATCGTATATATAGTGAAAGCCGTACTAAAAAAGTTTTTTTCATGTATATCACCTCCTTTTCCTTTCATATGGTACGGATTAAGCAGAGAGGCTGTTCGTGTTGGCTTCTCTGCTTTTTTAATTATGTGAGGGCATAGTGCTATAAGTGGGTGCAAGTCCCGCTCCTTACCATTGTTTAAAAGTCCATCAATAAGGAAACGGTAATAATAAAAACTAAGGAGAAGAGGATATATGAGGATATTTTGGTTATTCTGTTTTTACTTATCGCTAATCTCTGGATTAGCAGGGTGTCTTGCTGTTATGTTCGATGTATTGCTGTTTAAGGAAAACATCTTTACTCTATATGAGATTTCACAATTCATTATTCTTATTCTCTTGGCAATCTTTATTAGAATGTATATCTTGCCTAAATATAAAAATAAGTTCGTAAAGAGGCTATAATGCCTCTATTTTTGTTTTTAATTAGTTCGGCATATTTACCCCTTTGAACTTACTTAAAAACGAAAATAGAAGCATTATGGAGGCCATATTTCATTAAAAATACATGATAAATCCATGAAAGAAAGGAGGGTTAGAAATGGCAAGAAAAAAAGATAGTTATAAAAATCATCTAAATAAGACTGTGGAGCAGATACTGGCTTTGCCACGAAGACAAAGACGTTTTCCCGCTATGGCTTTATATTTACAAAATTTTGATATGTCTGTTCAAGAGGTTGCTGAACTTTTAGATATACCAGAAGGAACGGCTAAAGATTGGGCAGCAAAGGACGAATGGGCGAAGACCAGAGAAGAAATAAAAGAAAAAATAAAAGATAAAATAAAAGTTACAGCAGAGACTGAACATACAAAGATAATTATGCAAATCATTTCTAACCTTCTTCAGAAGTTCCTAGAGGCATCATTGAATCCAAACGTTAAGGTCATTGATATACGTGATTTAAAATTCTTATCTGAGGCATTAGAAAAGAATTATAAAATACTGGGATTGCTTAATGTTATAGAAGAACCTACACAGAAACATGAAGTGGAATATAAAGGAATTAATAATCCTGTTCAAAATCTTTCAGATGAAGAACTTCGTCTTCTCCTGCTTGGTCTTCAGGAGAAGGAAGGTGATGGAGAATGACAGTATTAAGTCATAAGGAAATTCAGGTATTAAGAGAATTGGCTCAAACAGAATTGGCAAGAAGAAACTTTCATGATTTTTGTGTTTATATGTATCCAGAGTTCTTTACTCCGAATAAGCCTCATGCTAAAAAAATTGCCGAAACACTACAACAATCATATGAAGACTACAAGAGAGGCTTACAGCCTAAAATTATTATTGCTCTTCCTCCACGTGCAGGGAAGAGTTTTATTATTTCTTTATTTTGCGCTTGGCTTATTGGTAAAGAACCTAAAGAGTCTATTATGAGGAATACATACTCCGCTTCTCTTGCAGAGGATTTTTCATACTACATTAGAGAGTTAATTCAGACAGAGAAGTATTTAAAAATATTTCCACATATAAAACTAAAACAAGATAAATCAAAAATCGATGGTTGGTCTATCGAAGGTGCGCCACGAACAACATATTTCTGCGCGGGTGTCGGAGGAAGTATTACTGGCAAGGGTGCAACTATCTTAGCCGTCCTTGATGATCCGATTAAGAATATGGAAGATGCTATGTCCCCTGTCATCAGAAAGAAAACTTGGGAATGGTATACTTCCACGCACAAGACCCGCTTGGAAGGCAACTGTATAGAAATTGTTATTGCTACCCGCTGGCACACGGAAGATCCAACGGGAAAAATAATGGAATTAGATAAAAATGAAAATGAATGGAAAAAAATCATTATTCCTGCATTAGACGAGAACGGTAAAAGTTACTGTGAGGAGATTAAATCAACAGAGGACTTTTTAAAATTAAAAAAATCTATGGATAGTTTTATTTGGGATGCATTGTATATGCAGAAACCTGCAAACGTTGACGGGGTTCTCTTTAAGAAAAACGAACTTAATTACTTTACAATGCAAGAATTAAATAAATTACTTAGAAATAAAAAACCAGATGTAATTGTTGGTTACACAGACGTAGCCGATACGGGGGCAGATAGTCTTTGCTCTCTTATCGGCTATAAGTTTGAGGATAAAGTGTATATAGCAGATGTGATATTTACACAAGACCCGGTTGAAGTAACAGAACCGCTGGTCGCACAACAGATAATTACACATAAACCTAACACTCACACGATCGAAAGTAACAATGGTGGTCGTAGTTTTGCTCTTAATGTGCAGAGATTAGTCAGCGGTAAGACATTTACTTTTATCAATACGAAACAGAATACACAAAACAAAGAAACAAGAATTTTGATGAAATCGGGGCAGATTAAACAGCATTTCGTATTTAGAGAAGATTATGAGATTGGTAGTGATTACGATAAATTTATGAACGAACTTACTAGTTACGTGAAACTTGGTAAGAACAAGCACGACGATGCAGTGGATGCCGCTACAGGTTTAGCGGAGACGATTTTTGAAGAAAACAACATTCAATTAGGCGGTAAAGTATTCAGCCGTAGATAGGAGGTGATAGATTTGAAACAAATTGGAATTTTGACGAGTAGAGGGAAGTTTGTAGATAACGAGATTATGAATAAATACCTATTAAAAGAAAGAAAAATAGACGAAAAAAGTAAGCAGATAAAAGACCCCTTTGCAGGGAAGTATACAGATGGTCTTGTTGTCCCTCCATACAATCTTTTGGAACTGGCAAATACATTGTCGTTTAATCCTTACCATTTCAGGGCTGTTGTCACCGTAGCAGGAGATGTCGCAGGAACAGGATATGTTCTCAAACCAACAGTTGATGAACCAAACGAAGAAAATAAAAAAGAGTTAATAGCATTTTTTGATAAGATAAAGCCTAGTGTAAATGAGATTGTTCGCAGAATGTTGGTTGATTATAAAACAACAGGGAACGGATATTTAGAAATAATTCGTGAGGGATATGCACTTAACGGTAAGCCCGTTGGCCTTGACCATATTCCTTCCCACACTGTAAGGGAACATGTTAGCGGTGAAAAGATATGTCAGATACGTGGAGACCAAAAAATATGGTTTAAATTATTTAATGCTCCTTTTGATTTATCTGTACATAACACGGAACCAAAAACGAACGAGGAACGTGCAACAGAATATTTATCCTTAAAAGAATACCATCCTTCTGACGATTTTTATGGAATTCCACAATATATTTCCGTGATTCGAACAATGTATGGGGATATTGCAAGAAACGAATATAACCTTTCGTTCTTTAAAAATTATGGAATGCCTGCTGCTATCGTTTCAGTTGCTGGAAATTTCAATCCTGCACAACCGATTGACTTAGAAGGTCATACCATAGTGGATTATCTAGAAGATCAATTTAGACAATTCCAAGAAAACCCTCACAGCACTATGTTATTAACAATACCAAGCGCAGGTGGTGGAGAGGTTAAAGTAGAAGTAACACCTATTGGCACTGAACAAAAAGATTCTTCTTTCCAAATGTATCGTAAAGACAATCGTGATGAAATATTAGCCGCTCACGGTGTTCCTCCTTATCGGCTCGGTATAGCCGAAACAGGAAGTTTAGGGGGTAGCACAGCAGAAGAAAGTACAGAAATATACAAGAGAAGTATTATAGAACCTTTACAACAACTTGTAGAAGCAATGATTAACCGAATTATCAGAGAAGGTTTTGGAATAACCGATTGGGAATTTCGCTTTAACGATATAGATTTAGAAGATATGGCAAAGGATTTAGAGTTTGCAGATGCACTTTTCCAAAAAGGTGCTATCACACCTAACGAGTTAATTCGTAACTTTGGTAAGAAATTTGGGATTGAACCTGACCCTGACAATCCATATTTAAATAGCCACTACATAAATGGAACTCCTATTGATTTAGAATACATAATCGAAAAAATGGAAAAAGAGAAGGACCAAGAAATGGATTTAGAACAAGCAGAAAGTTTGTTGAATAAAATCAAATCTGTCATGTTCAAGTCCGTGATAAAGAATGAGTAAAGAATTAGAACTTTATATGAAGGCTCGTAGAATACAACAGCATATGGCAGTAGAAAAGTCAACAGATAAAAAATCAATTGCTATCATGGGGCAAATGGTCGATAAACTTGCGGAAGTAATAAAGAAAGTAGGTAAGGAAAGTATTGAACTTTTAAAAAGCGATAGAGGAACTTACTATTCTCCTGATATGTTTTCAGTTGCTTTAGATTTAGTAATGGCTCATTACGAAGAAGAGTTTGCTGAAATCATGACAGAGTTCAATGTAGAAGCCGCTCAACTAGGACAGAATAGAATAATTCATCATTTGCAGGTTATGGGCTTCTCTTTAACTCATGCACCTATTACTGACCGTGTATTAGAGTTAATTAAAGAACAAACCTTTGAAGCAAGTAAAAACACATTAGCAAATATTAAAGGCGACGTAATGGATAATATTGCAGATAGTTATCGTCAAGGATTAGGTATAGATGATGCGGCTAAACGATTAGAAGAAGTTTTTGAAAATATGAAAGAACATCAACTAAAACGAATAGCCCGTACAGAAATTAATGGAAATTTACAAAAGGGCGCACACGAAACAATGAATGAACTTAATATCGAATACACACAATGGATTTCAGCAGATGACAGCAGAACTAGAAGAAGTCATAAGGAACTAAATGGACAAATAACAAAAAGAAATGGTAAATATAGTAATGGTTTAGAGCATCCCGGAGACCGTAGAGGTCCGACAGAAGAATGGATTAATTGCCGTTGCAGAGAAGTACCGTATTTTATTCCAAAGGGATATGCCCCACCACCGGGTAGAGACTGGTTTTATGAAAAAGATTTAATAAAGATAAGTCATTAGGAGGTGGTAATGTGTTTGGATTTTTTAAAAGTAAAGAACAAAAGAGGTTCGAAAATTTTTTAAAATATGAGGAATTCTACAAGAGTCAAGAAAAAAATAGATTTAAAGTCGTTTTTACACATTATAGGTATGAAGACTATCTTGAAGATAGAAAACGATACAGAGGTTATTGAAGAGGCTACATTATGTAGTCTCTTTTCTTTTGAAAGGAGGTGAGTAGATGGAAAAGAGAATTGTATATGCTCCAGTGCTAGTGCCTGATAAACCTGATCATGATGGGGATATAGTTACAGCCGAACAGATTCAAGAATTTGCTCACCGTTTTATGGCTTCATATCGAAATATCGATTTACAACATACAATGAACAACATTGGTGTTCCAGTAGAATCCTACATTGCTAAACAACCTTATAAAGTGGAAACACCTGAAGGTGAAAAAGTATTGCCTGTTGGAACTTGGATAATGGCTGTTAAGGTTATTCACGAAGACACTTGGAACAGAATTAAAAATGGAGAACTGACAGGTTTTAGTATTATGGCAGTCAAGAAAACCGTGCTTAATGAAATAGTTGCTAAATCAAGAGAATTTAGCCTTTCTGAAAGCGACTTGGTTGCCGTGAAAAGTAAAACTACCTTGAAGGATCTAGGTGATGATCTAGAGGTTATATTTGTTTCCATCGTAGATGAACCCGCTGTTCCAGATGCGAAGTTTTTCACTATTAAATCCAAGAAGCAGAGTTTAATAGATAAATTAAAAGAAAAAGTAAATAAAGCACTCTTGGATGACAGTGGCACTGCTCGAAAGGAGGTGACAGGTATGACAGAGGAAGAATTAAAGGCTCTTTTGGAGACTATTCAGGCTTTGCAACAAAAAGTAGCAGCACTAGAAGAACAAATAAATGGAGAACCAGAAGATTCTCAAGAAGTAAATCAGGAAGAAGTTCAAGATAGTGCTGAAAAGGGAGAAGAAACTGAAACTTCTTCTCAGGAACAAGCAGATGAGGTTTCAAGCGAAGAAGATTTAAAGGCGATAATTGCAGATTTACAAAAACAGATTGAGGAACTTAAAGGTAAAGGTTCTAATACTGTTGCTAAAAGCCGTAAATTGAGAGGTTCCGATTTCCAAACTACTAATGAAGAAAAGAAAGAAGTATATAAGTCCAAGTACGAACGTGATGCGTTCGGTAATCGAATTAATTTAGGACTATAAAAGAAAGGGGAGATGAAAATATGTATAACATTGATATTAAAGGAGGAATTGAAAAAGCACTAAAAAGTATTACGGTGCAAGATTTAAATGATAGTGTTTTAAGTCCAGAGCAGTTCCAAAAGTTTGTGGATGGATTGCAAGACGAAAGTAAAATTTTAAGTATGGCTCGTCTACAAGAAATGTATAGTCAAGTAGCAAAAATTGACCGTATGCAATTTGATGGCCGTGTCTTAGAACAAGGTAAAAATGCAGACGGCACTCAAAATATTCCGGGTGCTGCTAAACCAACATTCAAAACTAATGAATTAGTTGCTCACGAATTAGTAGCAGTAACTGGTCTTTATGATGATGCCGCTCGTCGCAATATAATGAAGAAAAATTTAGAGAACTACCTAATTACTCTTTTCAGTAAGCAAGTTGCCTTCGATTTAGCAGAATACTGTTTGTGGGCTAATACTGCTTCATCTGATCCATTCTTAAAGAAAACAAACGGTTGGATTGAACTTGCTGCTAACAAATTATATGGACAAGGAACTGAAGCAGACTTCAATCCTACGGATATTTTCAGTATTTTTAATTCAATGATTCAGGCTATGCCTAAACGTGCTATTCGTAATCGTTCAGAAGTTGTTTTTCATGTAGGGTTTGAAATTGAAGATGCTCTTCGTGATGCATATGCGAATCGTGGTACTGATTTAGGAGACCTCGCACTTACTACAAACGGAACACTTACATATAAAGGCTTCCCGGTTGTGTATGATCCTGCAATGGATGCATATCCTGATGATACTGGTCGTGCTGTTCTTTTCACAAATCCTAAGAACTTAGTTTATGGTGTATTCCATCGTGTAACGATTGAAGCAGACCGAGTTCCGAAGGAACGTAAAACAGATTTTGTATTAACTTTTGAAGGAGATGCAAATTACGATAACGAGGAAGCAGCAGTAGTTGCTTACTTAGACAAAGCAAAGCCTAGTGCTTAAAGTTTTGTCTTCTCTTCTTTTTAGAAAGGAGGAATTACAGTGATTAGTGTTGTGAAACTATATGAGGTTAAAAACACTAGCACTGATACAGTAGCAAAAGGGGGATATATCTTTCCCCCTAGAACTACTGTAAAAGTCAGAGTTAGTGAATATAAAATAAAAGAATTTTCGGCTCATAAGGATTTAAAGGTAAAAGAAGTTTCTTCAAGCGATAAACAACATGGGGAAAGAAAAAATGAAACAAGTAAATACAGAATTAATGGTAACGGTCGATTACAATGTCCTTACTGCGATAAAGATTACAAGACAGAAGAAGGCTTAGATAAACATATTGAAGAAAAACATCCAGAGAAGAAGCAAGGTGATGCCTAATGGGTAAATACTATTCAACCATTGAAGATGTAATCGTCTATACAGGCATAGAACCTGTTGATTTAAAACTTGATACAGAAGAAGAATTACATTCAACAATTGAAACTTGGCTTATACAGGTTAAATCCCTAATGGACAGAATAACAGAAAGAGATTTTCACAAAGAACTAGAAGATGGGAAAATTAACGAAATAGATGCTGGTCTTCACAATATTGCTCTCCGTATTACAGCCAATATGGTTCTCCAAGCACAGATAAGAAAACAAACAAGCACAATAGAAAAAGACAGTAACCTTCCACAATTACTTCAATCCTCCATTATTACCCAAGATATCCGAGAAGAATTAGAACAATATAAAAACAAAAAGATAGAAAGTAACGATTTTAGTTTTTTTATTCGCAGAGTGCGAAACGGAAGTGAATTATCATGAATACACAAGTAAATGATCAGGTATTAGAAAATTTACCTGCAAATGTTAGACAGGCTATTGAACAAGCAGTAGAAATGACGAAATTGGAAATGTGGAGGAATTTACGAATAAAAACTCCTGTTGATCATGGACGTGCTGCGAACAGTTGGCAAATGCAAGTTGTAAACCCATTAGAACATATGATTTATAACACTGCTTCATACATAAAGTATCTAATCGAAGGAACGGGAGAGTATGGACCAACTGGAAGACCGATTATGCCAAAAACAGCAGGTGCATTAAAATTCCTTTGGAAAGGAAAAACTTTCATCTTCAAAGGAGATTTAACGGAAAAATGGCAAAAGGCTAGTTTTATAAAATGGGCAAAAGAAGAAGGAATGGAACCTGTTCTTTCTTGGCCAAAAGGTATTAAGCCACATGATTTTATTGATAAAAGCAAACAAGAAACAGAGGCACGTATTCCTGAATTTGTCCAAACTGCAATAGACCGGGTTATGGGGTCATGAACCGATTTTTATTTTTATGAACCGACTTTGAACCGACTTATGAACCAATTTTGTCCTACAGCCCCAACGAATGAACCAAATGAACCGACTTTTTCTAAAAGTTTTCAAACAGCAATACTAGTTTTAAAATAGCATACCAATGTCTTTATATTGTTTAGGGAAAAAGTTTTACAGAAACTCGGTTCACTCGGCTCAGAGCCTATCATATCAATGTTTTTTCGGTTCATGACTTGGTTCAAAGTCGGTTCATGTTTTTTTCTAAATCGGTTCAAAGAAAGGAGGGGCTTTATGATTGGGTTAGGTAAGGCTGTTGTACAAATACAAGAAAAAGTTGAGGAGATTTTAAAGAATGAAAATAGAGAAGGTGGAAGGCTAGAAGGAGTAAAGGACATCATTAGTTGGGTTTATCATAAAGGAAAACCTTCTCACCCCGCCATTTGGATAATTCCACAAGACCCCACTCCAACAACTGTAGCATTAGCGAATAAACGATACTGGGAACAAATATTTAGTATTGCAAGTTTAGTAAAAAGTAATGATCCTGTCGAAGGAGCAAAACAGGCTACATTATTGGCAGGAGAAGCGAGGGATATATTAATACAGTCTAAGCGACTTGGACTTTCCTATGTACAAGATGTGACTGATTTATCGTTTAGCCCCTCCAACAATTCCAACAGCAATGGGATTGAATATGGAGCAGTGGCTTTTATTAAAGTAAAATTTTTTACTATTTAACGAAAGGAGGAATTATATATGGCAGATATTTTGCGATATGCAGGATTTGCAGAAGAAACCGAGTTTAATGGTTCTACTATTCCTGCCGAAAGATTTCATGTGGATATTGCTAGTGCCAGTTTAGATATACCAGCAAGCAAAAACGTTACGGTTCCCGGTGGACTAGGAAAAGGTGCAAAAAGAAAAGTAAATACATATAACTATCCAACTGGTGCTGTTGAATATGCAGTTGATTTAAATACAATTGGTTTCTTTTTAAAAATGACTTTGGGAGGCTATAAATTTACTAGTGGTACTTTAAATCAGCATGAATTCTATGGTGATAAAAATGCAATTCCTAGATCATTTATAACAACTGTTGGAAAAGATAGATTTGAGCACCTGTTCACTGGTTGTGTAGTTGAAAGCATGGAAATAAATGTTTCTGACAGTGTTGTTACTGCAACTGTTAACATTGTAGGTGCAAAGGCACAGCGAAGAACAATTAAATTAGAAAGCCAGTTAAATATTCCTGATGCTTACCCGCTTGCAATGCACGAAGTAACGGCTCGTATCAATGGAACTGAAAATATTTCTACTAAAGTTCAAAATTTAACCATCTCAATTTCTAACAATGCAAGCGCTGATGCAGGTAAAGTTATTGGACAACTTCATCCTGCACGAATTATAACTGGAGAACGAACTGTGGATATTTCTTATACGCTTTATTTTGAGGACGAAACAGAACTTGCTCGCTATGAGAATGACGAAGAATTTACATTAGATATTGATTTTAACCAAGTAGACGGTAGCAATATGAATATCCATCTACCACGTGCTTACTATGATAGTGTTCCTACAACAGTAAGTGGAAGGGATATGATTACACAATCCGCTACTGTTAAAACACTTGTAGGTACTGTTACTTTAGATGACGGTGAAACAGTAGAAACAAATATCTATGTAAAACTCAATAACAGAGAGGGGGAATATTAATATGAGTTTAAAAGCACAATTATTAAATGGAACTAGTTTCCGTAAGGAAGTTGATATTGAATTTGATAATAAAATAATTACATTTGTTTTGAAACCACTATCTAACGCGGAATACAAAAATATTCAAGTAAAAATAAATAAAGGTCAGAAAAAGTATTTAGATACTAAGATTGCTAAAACTCAGTACATAGATTTAGCAGATATGACCGAACGTGGATTTAAGGCTAATGTTGAAATTTTTATTAAAGGGGTTGCAGACGAAGTTTGGACAGAAGAAGAGGTTAATAAACTTCCTGCCGGTCTGGTGGATAAAGTGGCTACAAAAATATTGGAGATTTCAGGAATTATTGATTCAAAGGATGATAAAAAAAAGAATTAATGGAAGCAGAATTAAAAGAATTTGCTGAATCGATTGAAGGGCAAAATATGATAATACTACACGATTTAGGTTATAAATTAGCAGACTCTCAAAAGGACTTAACTCCTTTGCAGAGTCTGTTTTTAATTTATGGGATGAATTACAGAACAAAAGTTCAATTAGAACAAATCAATCAATCAACTAGTAATAGCAGTAGTTTAAGTAAAAGAAATTCTTCTGTTCAACATTATTTAAAACAAAAAGTTAAAGAAAGATGGAAAGAAAGGGGTGAGTTATAGTGGCAAATGCTATTGAAATTATTATTCGTGCGCAAGATTATGCTAGTGAAGTATTTGAACGATTAAGAAACACTGGAGTTGAGGCGGGGGAACGTCTCACCGACAGTTTAAGCGAAGTTAGCGAAGAGGCAAGACAGATGGGTGATCGTGTAGATGATGCTATGGAAGAAGTTGAACGTGCTGCACAAGAGGCAGAAGATTCTATTGAAAAGTTAGCAGAAACAGCAGAAGAAGCAACAAAAGATATGAAAGAAGCCGCTGAAGAACAGAAAGAAGCATTACAAAGTGTAACAGAACAAATTGGAATAGCAAGTGCCGCTTTAACTACTTTCGCCCAAGTCCAAAAAGATGTTAATGCAAGAATGGATAAGTTGGCTTATCTTACTGGAATGCAAGATAGTGCCGTATCTGAATTAGTGCAATCTATTTCTGATGCTAACTTTGGATTAGAAGAAACATTAGAAGTTCTAGAAAGAGGAAGAAAAGAAGGTTTAAAGAGTGAAGAACAATTACGTAAATATGCAGAAAGTTGGAAGACTGTACAAAAAGCAACTGGTTTAGGATTAGACGAATTACTTGAGTTTAGCCCAATTCTTGAACGTGCAAATGCAGGTTTTGCTGAAAACACTGATGCAATGGATGCATTCGGTTGGGTAATGCAAAATACAACTTCCAGCATTCCTGAATTTATGGATGCGATTGCTGGAGCAATGATAGACATTGGGGATGCAGAAATTAGATTAAATGAAATGGCTGCTGCTTTAAAACTTGTAGAAGAAAAATACGGTGTTACTGGTCCAGAAGCGATTTCAGTCTTTCAAACAAAGGTGGGAGAGGCCGCTGCACTTGTAGAAGAGCAAACTGGACAAGCAGGATTTACGATGGAAGCATTTATGGAAATGATTGGAGCAACAACGGAAGAATTAAATCGATATGCTAGTCAAGTAGCAGGCTCCTCTCATGTAATGGAAGAGTTGGCTAATATTCAGGATAAAAATGCTACTTTATTCGATAAAATCATGGCAAAAGTTGCAGATTTCAATGCACAACATCAGGGTGCAATCCAAACAATGGGGACATTTGGAACAATCATGAGTGGTTTAACACCTGTTATTCTTTTAGCAAGTAATGCACAAGCAATTTATACAACTATTACTACTGCTGCAACAGGTGCTACAACTGCTTTCGGTACTGCTATTACCTTCTTAACCGGTCCTGTAGGTTTAGTCATCCTTGCTATTACTGCATTAATTGGAGTTGGCTATCTGCTAATAAAAAATTGGGAAAGTGTAAAAGAATTTGGAATTATGGTTTGGGAAGGTATTGTTTCAGCCGCTCAAACAGCATGGGAGTTATTAAAACAAGGGGCAGAAATAGCATTTAAAGTAATATTTTGGCAATGGATATTGCTATACAATGGCTTCAAAGAAGGGATTAAATTTATTATGGATGTTTTCCCTCAAGCATGGGATAAAATCAAAGAAGGTGCTTCTATTGCCTTTCAATCTGTTAAAAATATATGGAGTGGAATAGGTAATTTCTTTAAAGGCTTGTGGGACGGCATTATTGCAGGGTTAAAAGCACCGTTCAATTTCTTTATCGATACAGTGAATAAAATGATAGGAGCAGTAAATAATATCCAGATTAAAGTACCTGACTGGGTTCCGGGCTTAGGTGGAAAACAATTTGGCTTCAATATTCCTAATATTCCTCGCCTCCATACAGGAGGTATTTTTAATGCTCCAATTGGTCAACGTGAAGGACTTGCTTTATTAAAAGATGGTGAAATGGTCTTAGATCCTATGGTTTCAAGAAAAGAAATCAATAATCAATCTAATAATGAACGTCCTCAAATTATTCGAATTGAACTGGACGGAAGAGTACTGGCTGAAGTTGTAGGAAAACATACACAAGATGAAATTATATTGAGAGGAGGGTGGTAGTCTATGATTGACATTAAAATCAATGGTGAGTCTGTTCTAATTCAAGGTGGCTCTCTAAATATTCAGAAAAATATCACAGACTACGACACTCTTACTTTCAATGTAATTACATTTGAAAACAAGAAATGGTTTAAAGAAGGCCTTGAGGTTGAATTGTTTTTTCAGGGAGTTAAACGTTTCGGAGGATATATACATAAGGTTCGTGAAGTAGGGGCATTACATAATTATTTACTCCATCAAATTCAAGTGAAAGGCTATGAATATCTTGCTGATAAGATCCCAATTGCTAAGGCTTATCAGTTTGAATGGAGTGGCGATATAGTTGCTTACATTGTCAATGATTTTCTTTATCAAGAAGGTATAACAATTGCTTACTCTGAAAGAGGGATAAGACTTAACGACATTAAATTTGGCTATGTTAGTGCATGGACTGCTCTTAAACGGCTAGCAGAAAAGAATAATTTTTATCTTCGTATTGATGAAAATAAAAAAATCCATTTTAGAAGTAAAAAAAGCAATATTGCTCCATTCGCTTTGAACTGGAACAATGTTATTTCCAATTCTGTAAGAGTAGAAAAAGGAAATCCCGCTTATAGAAATACACAATATTTAGTGGGAAGTAAAGCAAAAACAGATACCCTAATCGCTGAATTCAAAGGTGACGGTAAAAATAAGACTTTTACTCTTGGCTTTCCATTAGCAGAACGACCAAAAGCATATGTAAGCATAAATGGCGGGCCATTTGAAGAGAAGTTAGTAGGTTTTAAAGAAATAACTAATACCGGTTATTTCTTTTATTTTTCTATGAATGACAATGTAATTGTTCAGGATAAGGATGCTCCTGTTTTAACAGATAATGATATTGTTAAATTCGAATATAAAGGTCTATACGATGTAGTAATCGTAAATAAACTACCATACGAAATCGAAAAACGAAAACAATTAGACAAAGGAACAGGAATTGTGGGACAAGTTATTAACAAAGATATAATTGGCTTAGACAATGCAATACAGGAAAACCTACTAATACTAAACAAATATGGCACACAAGAAGGTTTTATTATCGAGTATGAAACCGATAAAGACGGCCTTGAACCGGGAATGCTCCAACCTATTCATCTGCCAGAACATAATTTAGTAGACACAGAAGGATTAATTACTCATGTTCGTATCCGTGATGTAGATCAGGAGTTAAGATATTCTGTTCGTGTTGTAAATGGTCCATTTGACGAGGATTGGGTTGCTTTCTTCTCTAAAAAAGAAAAGGACAATGATTTTAATTTAATCGAGGGAAGTGAATTAATACAACCTGTCTATTCCTTTGAGAAGACTTGGCAACAAACAGAGTTTCCTAATCTATTCTCTTCTGCCGTCTATCCGGGTAAAAATACTTTTCCCGGTCCTTCTCTATATCCTGCACTCAAAACAGGTCAGAAAGTCAAATTTCTGGCTTATTTTATTAACGACATTGAAACAGGAAGGGTTCCAATTATTAAACAAACAGAAGAAGGGGATATAGTCTATTCTCTTTGTCTATTAGGTTTGGATATTGAAGGATTAATAACTAAACTCGCATGGGTGGGTGGAGCAACTGCTAGCGAACAGGTAGGTACAGGTATTTACTTAGATATACAAAATGTAACCTTAAATAAAACGAGACTAGAAGTTTTCCAGATTGAGAAGATCGATAGGAAGGGGTGGTAATAAATGGTTAGAGTGAAAGAGTATCCTTATGAAGAAACAAATCCATTAAATCCTTATCCAGAGGAAACCGGTCAAATTGAAGATGGAATTGTCTTAGGTGATTATAAATCTATTCAATACAATAAAACAAATTGGGATGAGCAGACAGCAATTACACCTCAACGTTTGAATAATTTAGAAGGTATGTTTGATTTACTTATTGAACGCACACATTGGCTTCATGTGTTGGCAACCGCTTGGGATACATTAGAAGTAGACGATACAAGACATCCAGTGATTTGGCGACAAATAGGAAACCCAACAGATAAAAATGGAAACATAAATTATAGTTATGGTAATGCTAGTTATTTTACACGAACAGCAGAACTACAACCTTTAAGAGTCCAATTAAGAACAGACGATCCAGATCCAAACAACCCAGATAATATCGGGATGATTTATTTACGCACTGACTTATAAGAGAGGAGGGGATAGCAAATATGGAATTCGTGTATAATTACGAAGTTATAAAACTAGAAGATAAACAAATAATTGAACTATCCCCTCTTCCAAGGTTTATTGAAGGAAGGGACGGGCTAATAAATATAGATGAATATTATGCCGATGTAAAAGATTTGGTTTTAAGTGGTGCTGATATATCCGATAATCCTAAAGCACTTGAATATTCGGATTTGATTAAAAATTTTACCATTCCAAAATTTGAGGGACAGGTTGAAATTTACGATCCTAATGCGAATGTTACAGCATCATATAGAAACCAAGCAATAAAAGAAAAAGAAATAGAAATGGGGTTAAAATATGAACGTGAGTTCGTGTGGATTGACGGTGCAGAGGAAGCCAACGGTGTAATTGTTCTACCGTACGACGATTATGATACCGTTTATGTAGTTAAAGGAACAAAGGAAAATCCCGAACTAATTATAATAGCAGAAGGGCAGGAGGGAGATTGGCCACCTTATTATTATAAGAAGGACGGGAAAACTTACATTGTTATGGAAGGCTTTTCTGGTGCAGGTGGAACACAATCCTCTCCATATCCAGTTTCTACACCACAAGATTTTTTTAATATTAACAATAATTTAAGTGCAAGTTATATACAAACTAACGATATTGATTTTAGTGGCATTAATTTTACTCAAATTGCAGGTGCTTCTATTGTAGATAGAAGATTTTCTGGGACTTACGATGGAAATGGATATTCATTAAAGAATATAACAATAAATGATAACAATGTTACATATAAAGAACCTGCTGTATTTGGAATTGCTGGTGGAGTTATAAAAAACGTATTTATAAAAAACATAACAATAAATGTAACAAAAACCATCAACCGTGCAGGAGGACTTGTAGGTTTTCTATATCGTGGCCAGATTGAAAATTGTGCTGTTGAAGGGGTAATAAATTCGACCAATGGAAATGTTGGGGGATTAGTAGGTGGAGCATATAATTCATCAATTAAGAACTGTTATGCAAAAATAAATATGCAACAAAGTACTTCTGCAAAAAAAGGTGGATTCATATGTGACCTACAGGGAACAACTATCCAAAATTGTTATTCCGCTAGTATTGGTTCTGTATCCCCTTTTGTTCATACAATTTATAGTAATGTTTATATAGTACAATGCTATTATGACAAAGATTTATCAGGAGGAATTTTAAATTTACCGGCGATTGGTAAAACAACAGCAGAAATGAAACAACAAAGTACTTATCAGAACTGGGATTTTGTAAATATATGGAACCTCAAATCTGATTCTTATCCTGATCTGGTTGCGTTAAGAACAGATAACATTTTAGAAGAACCAAATAATGGAGATGGAGGTGGAGGTGGAGACGGAGGTGGAGGAACTACTCCTACTGGTCCTTCTCCAATTAATATATTAAAACTAATTGATAAAAATGGAATATGGGAAATTTGTATTGCTTCACCGAACGATCCTAATTTAAAATACAACTTTTTTAGAATAATTACATCAGACGGACAAATAGGTTGCTTAGATATAATAAAAATTGACGAGTTGGACGGTTCAGAAAGTCCGTTTAGAATTATTACACATAAAGGAATTTTCGCTTTAAGAACCGTTCAAGTGCAGGGATAATCTCCCTGCTATTTTTATTTTAAAAGGGAGGTGTAAAGATAAAGAAAGGGGTTGGGATAAATGGATTTCTTTAGAGATTTATACAATTTATTTGTTGCTCTAGTTGCAGGTCTATTCGGTATTGCAGTAAGCAATGGAACAGTAGATAAGTTTGCTAGTATGTTTCTTCTTCTCAGTTTATTTACAATTGCTGTTTTAACGATTGAATACACTACCCTTCTAACTGAAAGAAAGTTAGGAATTAAAGATTTAGCATTGCCAGTAATAAAATCATTTTGTACATTGGCAATTTTTCTATTCTTTAGTATAGGGGCTATCCTGTCAATTGGGATAGATAATTACACCTCAACATTCCTATATTTCATCACTTGGTCATATACGGGATTAATTGTAAGTGCTTATTTAGTGCAAATACTTACTTTTGGAAAGAAACTTGGTATTCCCGGTATGGCTAAATTAATTGAGATTGTTGAGCAATTCTCTACGATCTTCACAAGATATAAGAAATAACACATATAAACATACAAGGAACTTTATAACTCGGATTATAGAGCCTATTTTTTAGGCTCTATTTTTTTATGAAAGGAGAGGATCAATATGAAAAAACAAGGAAAATTTATTGAAATGAGCAGAGAAGAATTTTTTAAATGGCTAATGGATTTAAAAGTAAGTAGAAAAATTACACATATACAAGAGCATCATACATATAGACCAAATTATGGTGATTGTAAAAAGCACTCCAATCTTGAGTTAGTTGAAAATATATCTAAATACCACAAAAAATTGGGTTGGAGTTGCATTGGCCAACATATTACAACCTTTCCAGATGGAAAAATAGTTATCGGCGAAAGAAGTTTTGACGATGATCCCGCTGGTATTAAAGGACACAATGCTGGCGGTATTTGCATAGAAAATCTAGGTTTCTTTGATAAAGGGCAAGATGTAATGACAGAAGAGCATAAGAAAACCATTATTTTTGTTACCGCTGCTTTACATTTTAAATTTAACCTACCTGTAAATACTAATACTTGTGTTTATCATGCTTGGTTTGCAAATAAAACTTGTCCCGGAACTAATTTCTTTGGGGGAAATACAAAGTCAGACGCACAGAAGTATTTCTATCCTTTAGTAGAGAAGCAGATTGCAGAATTTAAAGGTGCTAAAACAATTTCAAAACCTGCTTCTGCTCCTGCTACTAAAAAAGAAAGTAAGAAAGGAGTAAAGGTAATTTGCTCTTCTCTTTGGACTTATAACTCTGCAAATTGGGATGATAAAGCAGTAATAGTACATAAAGGAGAAGTATTTACCATCATCTCTGACAAAATTAAAGTTGGAGGAGGATATATGTACCGACTCAAGAGTGGTCTCTACATTACCGCTAACCCTAAATATGTTGAAGTAATTAATCTTTAGGAATATTTAATAATCATTATAACTATTATAATGATTATTTTTATTTATAAACATTTATAATGAAAGGAGTTGATTAATAATGTTTGAGAATGATTTATATTTACTAATTGGTTTTGCACTTGCTGTTCTTGTAACACTTTTTACCCCTATGGTAAGGGGATATTTAAATAAATTCTATTCTTTTCTTGTGAAAAAACTAGGTAAAAATACTGCTAATATACTTAAAACAGTATTTATAGCAGTTATTCAATACATAAAAGACAATAAAGACAAGATAATTACTGTTTTAGTAAAGAAATCTAATGACAAAATAAACAAAGACAATATAAAAAGCATTGAAAAAGGTTATAAAAAAGGAAAAGAAATATTAAAGTAATACATTGCCTCCCGCTTTGGGAGGCTATTTTTCTATTTTTATTGTAAATTTTTACTAACGAAAAAACTGAAATAAATACACGAAAAAAATAAAATAAATACTCATACAAAGTCATTCCTTGTCAGTCATGACTTTGTAAAAAATGATTAAAAACGAATAAATGAGGTTTTTAACGACATTTATTTATTTTATTTTATTCTTCTTATTTTTGCAGAATTTCTTAGAAAAATAAGAAACAGTGATTATTCCTAATTTTCGGATCGCTATTTTTATCTACATATAAAAATATTTTAGAATCCGTAGATAAAAAAGCAGGATTTATTTATTCAAAAAATAAGATGACAGTAGAAATATCAAAACTTAAAGATAAAAAGGAGGTATTCTCATGATAGAATTTTTACAGTTCTTAGGACAGAAATTAATGCAGCAAAAAGAAATACTGGCTTGGGTTGACAAAATGTTTTATGTTACGTTGAAAGTTATGTTTGCATGGCTATCGATGGGATTTCTGACTTACATCGCATACGATAATATTAATAAAAGTGTGCCTGAAAGATACAAAGAATATTGTTATGCAATAACAGATAGTATTGCTATTACAATAACATACATTATTACAGTCTACTATTTTATAAGTTTTTTCTAAAAAGGTGTTGATAAAATATTAAAGCGCAATTAGGAGGAAAAAGTATGGACTATAAGCAACTAACCAGACCGTTCGGTAAAGACCAAATAAAAATAAGACAAGGAAGAAAAAATATGTCTTATTATTATGTTCCTTCCCAGCATGTAGTTGAACGCTTAAATGAGATCGGAACATTTAATTGGCACTTCACAATAAAGGAAAGTAAACAAATAAACGAAGAAGTTGTTGTGTTGGGAAGTTTAACAATCATGGGGAACACTAAAGAAGCCTACGGTTCAGCCCCAATTGATGATAAGAAAAGCGTAGGGGACAGTTTTAAAACGGCTTCTGCCCTTGCTCTTACAAAAGCCGCTAGTCTGTTCGGAATTCCATGTGTGTTCCATACAAAAATACAAGATAACAAACAAAATACACATAATTATCCACAAATGCCTACATCTCAAACTAACAATGCTCAACCAAATGCTTGTATGGATTGTGGCTTAATAATAAGCGAGGCCGAAGTGCAATTTAGTAAAAAATATGCACATACTTATAAAAACAAAATCTTGTGCAAAGAATGTCAACAAAATTATAGAAACGTGAGAAGAGTAAAATAATCTCTTCTCTTTTTTTATTTAAATTATTCGTTTAAAAAACAAGGGATTTATCTTTCAAGAAACAAGTATACAAATAGAAATTAAATTAGTTAAAAGAAAGGGAGGTTACAGACGAAAGAAAATTTGAATACTCGCAAAAGGCTGCTGTTTCATGGAAAAATCATTGTCTTAAATAGTGTATTTTAAAATGTTCTTTAATTTGATATAATTAATTATTCGTGGAGGGAAAACATATGGCAACGGTGATCAAAGAAATGTTAAAAAATGTTGACAAAGAATTAATAAGTGAATTTCAGTCACTTCCGATAGACATTTGGGATTTTAAGGACGAAGATGTTCGTTTTGGAACACATGGGATCCATAACTATCCTGCTGTTATGGTATATCCAATAAGTCGCAAACTATTATCTATTTTCAAAAAATATCAACCTATAAAAACATTACTTGACCCATACATGGGGTCAGGAACTTGCCTAGTTGAAGGGATTTTGGCTGATTTGGATTCTGTTTATGGAACAGACTTAAATCCATTAGCAAGATTAATAAGTAGGGTAAAAACAAAAGCAATAGAACCAGACATTCTTAACGAACAGATAAGCCATTTGTTTTATAATCTAGATTACAATTTTACAGAATTAAGAAAAATTATTGATAAATTTGATGATTATGTAAGAAAAGAAAAGAAATTAGATGTTACTGCAAAAGATGGTTGGGGTTCTAATGCAGTAGAGATTACAAAAGAGTATCTAGCAATGCATAATATTGACCTTTATTTGCCTGAGATCAGTAATCTCGGCTATTGGTTTTTACCAAGAGTTGTTCTAGAATTACAAATTATAAAAAACTGTATAAAATTAATAGAAAACAAAGATGTTCGCAATTTCTTATGGGTTTGTTTTAGTGAAGTAGTTCGTTTAACAAGTAATCGTCGTAACGGTGAATTTAAAATGTACCGTATGGATAAAGAAAAATTAAAAACATTCAATCCGAACGTTTTAGAAATATTCATGAATACGGTACAAAAGAACGAACAGAAGATGTTAGAGTTTTATGATGCATATTCACAAAAACAAAAAAACACACAAGTTCATATATACAATAATAATGCTATGACACTAGAAAATATTCCAGACGAAGAGATTGATATTGTTATCACTTCTCCACCTTATGGTGATTCTCGCACAACTGTTGCGTACGGACAATTTTCACGAACTGCTTTAGAGTGGTTGGATATGCACGAAACAGATTCTACAGAAGAAGAACTAGACGAAAGAAAAATAAGAGCAATTGATAGCAACTTACTTGGTGGAAAAATAGATAAAAATATGGAGTTTAATCTTCCTTCACCAACTTTAAGAGAAGCATACGAACAAATAAAACAAAAAGACGAAAAACGTGCATTGGAAGTTTATGCTTTTTACAGAGATTTGAACGAGTCCATAAGAGCAATCACAAGTAAAATGAAAAAGAATGGGTATCAGTGCTGGGTCGTTGGGAATAGAACAGTAAAGGAGATTCAGTTACCAACTCATCAAATTTTAATTGAACTTGCTGAACATCATGGAAATGCTTATGTAACTACACTTGTAAGAAATATTTCAAATAAAGTAATGCCTTTACTAAACAGTCCAACAAATAAGACCGGACAAAAAGTAGCCACTATGACAAACGAACATATAGTAATTATTCGTAAGCAATAG